GGCTCCGGCGGTTCTTTCTTGCCGTGACCTGACCGACCGTCAGCGCCTCGAGCGCGACGCACGCACGGGTGTAGTGGCCGCTATTGCCAGGCTGCAGCGTGGCTCTGGATGCAGCCTGGAGGCGGCGATCACCACCCTGCTCACGAACGCCAGGGCTGGGCACCTCGACGAGTCGCTCGACCGCATGCTGCGTCTGGCCAGAGATCCGCGCGGCCGTGCTGGCGATGGCTATCCGTCGCCGCGCACGCTCAAGCGCTGGCTTTCCGCCGGAGACCTGGCGCCCAAGGTGCCGCAGAAGGACATGAACGTGCCGGCGTGGGCCGCATCATTCATGCGCTACTACCAGCGGCCAGAGAAGCCCTCCGTGCAGGCCGCCTATGACCAATTCGTCGATGAGAGCGCCGGGTCGGTGCCGAGCATCCACCAGGTGCGCAATTTCCTTAACAAGCTGGGTGCGGTGACGAAGGAACGCGGACGCATGGGCGATCGCGAGCTGAAGAACATCCGCCCCTTCGTCCGCCGCACCTTCGAGCACCTGGAACCGAATGACGTGTGGTCGGCCGATGGCCACACATTCGACGCCGAAGTACAGCACCCGCTGCACGGCCGCCCCTTCCGCCCGGAAATCACCACCTTCATCGACATCGCCACCCGCCGTGCGGTGGGGTGGTCGGTGGATCTGGCCGAATCCTCCACGGCCGTGGCCGACGCCCTGCGCAACGGCGTTGAAGGTTATGGCGTGCCGGCCCTGATCTATGTCGACAACGGCTCCGGCTACAAGAACGCCTTCATGAACGACGCGGCCACCGGCCTGGTCGGGCGTATCGGATCACAACTCACCCACTCCCTGCCCTACAACTCGCAGGCGCGCGGCGTGATCGAACGCCTGCACCAGACCCTATGGGTTTCAGGCGCCAAGCAGCTGCCCGGCTTCATCGGTGCCGCCATGGATCGCGAAGCGCGCCTTGAGCAGTTCAAGCTCAGCCGCCGCGCCCTCAAGAACGGCGGCGCCATGCCTCTCATGCCGTGGCACCTCTTCGTCAAATGGTGCGAGCAGCGCATCGCCTGGTACAACGAACGCACCCACCGCAGCCTCAAGGGCCTGAGCCCCGCGCTGACCTGGGCCAACTTCGAGGCCAAGGGCTGGCAGGCGCACACCATGGCACCGGCCGAGCTGGAAACCCTGTTCCGTCCGCGCATCACCCGCACCCTGGCCCGCGCCGAAATCAGCCTGTTCAACAACCTGTATTTCGCCCGCGAGCTGGAAGAGTTCCACGGCAGCGAAGTGCACGTGGCCTACGACATCCACGACGCCAGCGCCGTGTGGATCTACCTGCCCGACGGGCGCTTCATCTGCCGCGCCGAGATCAATGGCAACGCCAAGCACTATTTCCCGGTGCCGGTCATCGAGCAGGCCCGCCAGAACCGCGCCAAGGGCCGCCTGGCACGGGTGGACGTCAAACGCGAGGAAATCCTGGCCGAACTGCACGGCACCCACGCCATACCCGCCGCAGGCGCCGCGCCCGTGATCATCGGCGGGCGGGTCATCGATGCGGACGAGCCGGTTACTCGCCACGCCAAAGCCATCGAACTGCCAACCGAAGTAACGCCCATCAAACCCGCCGCCGCCCCCGCGCCGCTGTCCCGGTCCGAACGCACCCCGGCGCAGAACTACGCCGACTGGCTTGCCATCGACGCGCGCATCGATCGCGACGAACAGGTTTCCGACGCCGACGCCCGGTGGCATGCCAGCTACCCCACCAGCGCCCAGTACAAGGCGCACGTCAAGAAGCTATCCGCCGGCGACGCCAGCCGCACGGCCTGACCTATCACCACCACCACGAGGACACCATGACCCATACCGCAGAAATCCGAAACCTCGACCTGGTCCGCACGGCGGCCGAGCGGCTCGTCAACCGCACCGACGGCCTCCCCGGCATGGCCGCCCTGTACGGCCCGGCCGGTTACGGCAAAACCACCGCCGCTTTGGCCGTCGCCAACGAAAACCGCAGCTACTTCGTGCAGATGCGCAGCGCATGGACCCGGAAAGCCTTCCTGGAGAAGATCCTGCAGGAGATGGCCATCCGCCCCATCGGCACCATGGGGCAGCTGCTCGATCAGGTGTGCGAGCAGCTTGGCGCCAGCGGCCGCATGTTGATCATCGACGAGTTCGACTACGCGGTGAAAAGCGCCTCCATGATCGAACTGGTGCGCGACATCTACGAAGGCAGCCAGGCCACCTTGCTGTTCATAGGCGAAGAGCTGCTGCCCAAGAAGCTCAAGAAGTGGGAGCGCTTCCATAGCCGCGTGCTGTCGTGGATTCCCGCCCAGGCGGTCAGCGTGGATGACGCCGACCAGCTCGCCCGCATCTACTGCCCCGGCATCCACGTGGCCACCGACCTGCTCGAACACCTGGTCTCGATCGCCTCCGGGTCCGTGCGCCGCGTCTCGGTCAATCTCGCCGCCATGGCAGAAGCTAGCGCCATCGAAGGCTGGGTTGCCATCGACCGCGACACCTGGGGGAATCGCGCGCTCTACACGGGCGAAGCACCCCGGAGGGTCGCGTAATGGCGCGTAAGCCCGTCACCCTCGAACTGGTCAACGGAAAGGGCAAGCGCCAGCGCATGTGGGAGGCCATCCGGCGCCTTTCCGCCACGGTAGGCGCGTTCAGCCAGGACGATATCTGGCAAGCCACCGAGGGCCGCGAAAAGCTCGAAATGAGCGCCGTGCGCGACTATCGCCGCGGCCTTGTCGGCGCCGGCATCCTGGCTTGCGCCAAGCCGGCCGGAAAGAGCGGCGAGCATGCCCGCTACACCCTGGCCATGGACGAAGGCGCCGAAGCGCCGCGCGTCACGATCACCGGCAAGCGCGTCACCCAGGGGCTGGCACAGGAACAGATGTGGCGCGCCCTGCGCATGCTGCGCGCCGACACCAACGCCCGCGAGCTGGCCGCCCACGCCTCCACGCAAGCCGTGCCGGTCGCCGAGTCCGCCGCCGGATCGTACCTGCGCATGCTGCACAAAGCGGGCTACATGGTCTGCGTCGCCGACGCCAAACCCATGTTCGGCCGGGGCAAGACGCAGGCCCGCTACCGCCTGCTGCCCGCCCGCAACACCGGCCCGAAGCCGCCCATGGTGTGCCGCGAAAAGGTCGTGTTCGACCCCAACCGCAACGCCATCGTGTGGCCGGACCCCATCACCGAAGAGGAATGCATCTATGGCAACTGACGCCGCCACCGCGCCCAACTGGCGCGCCCTGTTCGATGCCGCCATCGAAAAAGACGGCACCGTGAAGGTCGCCACCCGCCTGGGCTACCGCAACCACACCCTGGTCAGCCGCATCCGCGCCGGCCATGTGCCGGCATCGGGCAAGTTCCAGGCGCGTGTCATCGACCGCTACTTCGTCGTATCCGAATGCCCGGCCACCGGCCTTGAGCAACCGCGCGCCGAATGCCGGCGCCTGGCCACCGGCCCGGCCCCCACCCAGAACCCGCTGGCCATGCGCATCTGGAAGATCTGCCAGCGCTGCCCGCACAAACCGGAGGTGTGACATGAAACCCGCTGAATCGCTCGCCACCTACATCGCCGAACGCATCGCCCTGCCCGTGGTGCTCGCCTTTGCCGCCGGCGTGCTGGTGAGCAACCTCATGAATGAGCGCCGCGACGCCGCCGCCCAGGTGGCCAGCGCACCGACCTGCGAGCACGCCACCGAGGGCTGCACGCGATGAATCTGCACGAGCGCATCCTCGCCGACATCGATGGCGCTACCAGCCAGCAGCCCGCCAGCGCGATGGCGGTCTATCGCGGAATGAACGAGATATCGGTCGAGGCCTTCGATGCAGCCGTAGTCGAGCTAGAGACGATGCGCCGGATCTGCTCCTGCCAGATCACGCGTGGCGGGCGCACCTGGAAGGTGATCTGGCCCACGGGTGTGATCGTTCCAAGCGCGGGCTGGACGGGCGCATCCATGAGCCACCTCTACCAGCCTCAAACACCGCGCCGACTGCCCCATTCGCCGCAGCAACGCCATCAGGAGCCCACCATGAAATACCCGAACATCGATGAACGCACCGACGCACTTCGCCGCGCCATCGCCGGAACCGACGAATCGACTGCCGTCAGCGTCGTGCAGGTCGCCAAGCAGATCGGCATCGATACCCGGCCGGCGACCGCGCTGATGAAGTCCGCCGTCAAGAAGCTGGTCGATGCTGGCGAAGCCATCGCCATCGACAAGCGCGGCCTCAACGGCCACAAGACGCTGCACCTGTGCGCCCGCAAGGCCACTACCGATGGAGAGAGCCTGTCCGTCTCGGCCCACATCCACCATGACATCCAGGGCATCGAGACCGGGCCGCTCCGTGAGCCCCCCAAATCGGCCGATACCGACCTGCATCTGTGCATCTACGACGATGCCCGCCTGGTCATCGAACAGGGCGGCGCCCGCATGGAACTGGCGCCGGCTGCCACCCGCAAGCTGGTGCGCTTCGTGGTTGCCATGGAAGGGGTGGCGGCGCAATGAGCGGACTGCCCACCGTCTCCTGCCCGGCGTGCAACGCCCAGATGAGCCTCGACGTTCTGCTGGGCCACCAGGGCGCACGCGACGCCATCCTCGCCCTGGCCTACCTGCACCCCGGCGAAAAGCTCGTGGGTACCGCCGTGCGCTACCTCGCCCTGTTCGCCCCGGCCAAGCAGACCATGCGATTCGATCGCATCGCTGCCTTGCTGAACGAACTGGGCGAGCTGGTGCGCCCTGCGCGCATTGAATACCAGGGCCGCAGCTGGCCCGCGCCCATGGACTACTGGCTCACCGGCATGGAAGAGATGCTCGCCAACCGCGACCGCCTGCGCCTGCCGCTCACCAGTCACGGCTACCTGAAAAGCATCGTTGCCGGTATGGGCGACCGTGCCGGCGCAGAGGCCGAGCGCCGCCGCGAGGCTGCCGGCCGGGGCGAGACACCCATCGGCCATGTCGCCCCCACCGAAACCACCATCCCGGCACGGAACCAGCCGCGCGGAGACATGCCCGCCGACTTCACCGAAGTGCTCTCACGCATGGGCTACCCCAAGCCCGCCAAGAAGGAGAACCCCGATGTCTGACATCACCCTCGACGCCATCCGCAAGGCCGCCGTTCGCCTGGCCGATGCCCACCAGGTCACCACGGCACGCGCAGCCATGTTGCAGGACGAGATCCGCGAAGCGATCGCGCCCATTATGCTCATGCACCAGCGCGCGCTCGACCAGGCGGCCATCGATGAGGCCGACGCACTGAAGGCCCTCAAGGCCATAGTCGACGGCGCGCCGCACCTGTTCGCCAAACCGCGCAGCCTCACCATAAACGGCGTGCGCGCCGGCTACAAGAAGGCTGAAGCCAGCCTCGACTGGGCCGACGACGAGGTGCTCATCGCCCGTATCAAGGCCCTGCTGCTGCCCTCCGAGGCCGAGCTGCTCATTCGCAATCGCGAGGAGCTGGTGATCGACGCCCTCACCCAGCTGGACGACGACAAGATGAAGCGCCTGGGCATCCGCCGTATCACCGGCGCCGACAACAGCTTCATCACCATCGGCGACAGCGACATCGAGAAAACCGCCAAGGCCCTCATCGCCGACGCCATGCGCCGCCAGGGTGAGGACGACGAACCCAAGGCCCGCAAGGGCAAGGCCAAAGCAAAGAAGGTGTCGGCATGAACGGGTTTTTCTCGAACCTCATCCTTTACCGCCTGCCGTCGCCGTGGCAGGTCGATATCGCCCATCTCGAGGCGCAACTGTCCAACCGCCGCTTCATGTCCTGCGGCAGCCAGGATGCCGAGTCACGTGGCTGGGTGGCGCCGGTGGCAGACGGCCCGCTGGTACATGGCGTCGGTGGCCAGTGGCTGATCTGCCTGTGCATCGAGCAGCGCCTGCTGCCCACCTCGGTGGTGCGCCAGGCCACGGAAGATCGCGCCGCCGCGCTCGAATCGGCCCAGGGCTTCAAGCCCGGCCGCCGGCAGATGAAGGATATGAAGGAAGAAGTCATCCGCGAGCTGATGCCGCATGCCTTCACCACCCGGCGCAAGGTTTTCGCCTGGATTGATCCGAAGTCCGGGTGCTTCGGCATCGACGTGGCCAGCACCAACCGCGCCGAAGACGTGCTCGAAGCCCTGCGCCAGAGCCTGGACGCGTTCCCGCTCACCCTGCTGCGCACGGAGTCCAGCCCGGTGTCCGCCATGGCTGACTGGCTCGCGGGCGGCGAGGCCCCGGCCGGATTCACCATTGACATGGATTGCGAGCTGCGCTCCGTGACCGAAGATCGCGCCGCCGTGCGTTACACCCACCACGCGCTCGACGGCGAGGAGGTCCGGACGCACCTCACCGAGGGCAAGCGGCCCACCCGCCTGGCGCTCACCTTCGATGAGCGGATCTCCTTCGTGCTCACAGAGAAGGGCGAGATGAAGCGCCTGCAGTTTCTCGACGTGGTGCGCGAGCAGGCCGAAGGAGACGATGCCGCCGAACTGTTCGACGCCCAGTTCGCGCTGATGACCGGCGAGCTTGGGCGCCTGATCCCGGCCGTGATCGAAGCGCTCGGTGGGGAGGCGTCGGCATGAGGTTCTGGCATCCGCACACCGAGCAGCCCGAAGGATTTACCAGCGTCCTGATTGCGCTGCCGCCAGAAGAACCGACCTTTTCAGAGGATCGCTTCCACTGTCTCGCCTGCGACATCTACGAATTCCACCCAGACCGGGGATTCGTGAATTCGGACAGCGACGAGCCCATTCGCCACCAACGCTTCTTCTGGGCTCACGAAGCCGACGTCCTGCGCGAGCTGGACGAGCAACTCAAGGAGACCCACGCATGAGCATTGCCCTCGTGATTGCCCTGGTGCTGATCGTTTTCGGCGCCGGATTTTTCCTCGGCATGGTGGTGCATTCGTTCTATCCACCCGCCCGCCATGACCACATCCGTTTCACCACCCATGGAGAACCCCATGAATAAAGCGCAGTTCATCGAAATCGCCCAGAAGCACCTGGATCAGCAACGCGGCTATGCCGCCGGATCGACCACCAAGAAGGAGGCCGGCGAGATCCTCGACGCCGTTGCTTCCGCCATCCAGGAAGGGCTGGCCATTGACGGCGATGTGCATCTGCCGAGCATCGGCAAATTCGTGGTCAAGGAACGCGCCGCCCGCACCGGCCGCAACCCGGCCACCGGCGCCACCGTCGAGATCCCAGCCAGTGTCGGCATCGGCTTCAAACCGGCCAAGCAACTCAAGGATTACCTGAACGACTGATCGATCCTTCTCTTGATGGCCCCGCCACGGCGGGGGCATCCGGAGAGTGAGCGACCAACCGAGCGAGGACCGCCATGAACACGATCGAGAAGTTCGCATGCCCGGAATGCAACCAAATACACAGCACCCTTGAGGACGCCGTCATGTGCTGCCTTGAGATCACGGTTTTGTATGAGTGCGGAAAATGCGGATCGCGTTTTGCATGCGAAGACGATTCGGAAGACTGCTGCGTCACCACCGAAGCAGTTGTCGAATCCGATCCCCTCAAGCGCCCGGCCACACCCGAAGAACGCGCCGCCACCGGCCGGCTGTTTTGAGGTACGCGCCATGAGCATCAAACTCGAACGCAACGGCCGCATCCGTGCCATCAAGGCCCGCCAGCGCGAGCTGGGCATGGCCGACGATGCCTACCGGGCCATGCTGCGCCGGGTGACCCTCAAGGCGGTGGGGCAGGAGTTCGATTCCTGCGCTGACATGCC